GGGAATAGGCACTGGGGTATTATTACCCGCTGTATTCATACAGTTCCCGGGGCAAATAAAAAAGGCACTGCCAAATGAATGACAGTGCCCAATAGCATAGAGTCCGGGTGGGACGGTATGCCCCACCCGGTATCGTGTCTTACAGTCCGGCGACCAATGACGCAACCAGTCCGTCCGGCGACTCGTGCGCGCGAGTCTTTTCGATGGTTTCCCGCGCAGTCGCCATGTATGACGGGTCGGCGGTAATCAAAGCGATAGCACGCTGGCGCAAAAGCTTTGCATCGATCTGCGACTTCTTCTTACCCGACTCCGCGACCAATTTGTCAGTGGCACTTTCCAATGCCAGTTTCCGCGCGGGGTCGCCAGTCCGGCCCGATGCAACACGGATATCCCCGGTATACATTGCGGCCAGTTTTTCTTCGACAACGGCCAACGAGTCGATTGCCCAATTATCGCCCGCTTCTTCTTTTGTCACGTTGGCATGGGCGTCCGTCAACATGGACTTAATTCCCAAATCCATCGCGTGGTTTTTTACGTTTTCCGGCAGTTTCGAATAGTCAACATCAATGGTGATATTTTTCCCACAGTTTACAAGCATCGGATGACTCCATTATCATCCGGGGCCGGGATGACCCCGGGCAAAAAGACCATCGCATATTCCCATCGAGTCCACAACAAAAAACAACACCGACTCGATCACAATAATGTGATCGCCCGGGTGGGAATGGTGGCACAGTCTTTGATATGGACGCCGCGCCATGCGTCCAATGCATACCGAACACTGTTGCATAAATGCAACGCGAGTCCTTGTGCAATGCACAACGCCAATGGTGCAACGCACAAAACCACTGCCACAATTCGCGGCCCCACCGAACGGGGTGGCGGCCCCCCTTTCGCGCGGGCTGGCGCGGCCCAGACCCCCTGCGCAAATTTTGCGAGTTTTTCTTCATCATCCCTCTCTTTCACTCGTCCAAAGATCACGAGTGATCGAGCGGGTGCGACAAAATGCCGCATTGACAACATATTGTGGCCCTTGCTTTTTCCGGCACAAGATGTATACTTGGACTTCAGGTGTGGTTCGTTCACTTGGCGGGGCCTATGGATTTAGGACTGGACACTGTTAGGACGACTGGAAGGGCTGCGCAGCCACTCGTGGCCGAGGTGGTCCGCGAGCTAAGCGCGGTGGACATGGCCTTGCTCGAAACCGAGCGGGGCATCAAGCCACCTGCCATCAAAGTCCTCCGGGACTCCCATCACGCGATAGCAAGATGTGTGGCAGAGGGCAGACCGAATACAGAGACCATGCTCATCACGGGCTACAGTGCTTCCCGCATTAGCATCCTCAAGGGTGATCCAGCGTTTCAGGAACTCGTGGAGTTCTATCGGAAGAACGTGGAAGAGACACGGACGGAACTCGCCACCGATGGCATCGCCAAGGCCACAGCGATCCGCAACGACGCTATGGAAATCCTCCACGACAGGCTCATCGACACACCAGAGGCCTTCGATATCCCTGACCTTCAGGACACAGTTAAACTCTTCGCAGACCGCTCGGGCCTCGGCCCACAGACAAAGTCCACTAACCTCAACGTGACCATGAACCTCGCTGCTCGCGTCTCGGCAGGGCGACAGCGGGCAGCGCGACTAGTCTCAGCTCCAACGGTCTTGGCCGTGCCACAGGGACAGTCTGCGCCGATTGAGGGGGAGGTGGTCGCTCGCACTCCTCCATCTCCCCCTCTCGCGCCGAAGGAGGATTAGCTATGCTAACTATCGCAACGATATCTATTGAGTCTATTCTTCTCTGGTTTGTTGGTGGGTTCTTCCTCGGCTTGGGCTGGACCCTCGGCGCATGGGTTATCTCTCGCACGGTAGGTCGTATCCCTTGATCGAAGAAGTCGAAATTGCTGTTGAGCTTGGGGCGTTCGTTAACGACCCCCTTGGCTTCGTAGGGTTCGCCTTCGAGTGGGGTGAGCCGGGGACGGAACTCGAGCCGTACCTCGGGCCGGAGCAGTGGCAGTACGACGTACTCTCATACATGAGAGAGCGGCTCATGGCCGGTGAGGCCAAGGGCGCAGTCCTTGACGAGGCCATCCAGATCGCCACGACCTCGGGCCACGGCATTGGCAAATCCGCCTTGGTAAGCTGGCTGATGCTCTGGGCGATCTCCACCTTCGAGGACACCAAGGGCGTGGTCACTGCCAATACCGAAACGCAGTTAAAGACAAAGACTTGGGCCGAACTCGGCAAGTGGTATCGCCTCTTCGTTGGCAAGGAGATGTTCCATCTCACGGCAACTGCTCTGTTCTCAAAGGACCCTGAACATGAACGGACTTGGCGGATCGATATGGTCCCGTGGAGTGAGCGCAATACTGAAGCATTTGCCGGTCTCCACAATAAAGGCAAGCGTGTCATTCTTATCATGGATGAAGCATCGGCGATCCCGGACCTCATTCATGAAGTGGCAGAGGGAGCACTCACTGACAGTCATACGCAAATCATCTGGGCCATGTTTGGAAACCCAACTAAGGCGACGGGTAGATTCCGCGAAGCGTTCGCTGGCGGCAAATTCGCGCACAGATGGAAACAGTTCCAAGTAGACTCCCGCACCGTCTCGATCACGAACAAGGGTCAATTCGAGAAGTGGATTAAGGACTATGGAGAAGACTCCGACTTTGTTCGAGTTCGTGTTCGAGGCATCTTCCCGCGTGTCGGCTCCATGCAGTTCATTGGAGAAGAACTCGTCAGTGAGGCTATACGACGGGACGCTGATGTACACTTTCATGACCCCCTTATCATCGGGGTCGATGTGGCGCGTTTTGGGGAGGACGAGTCCGTTATCTACTTCCGAAAAGGTAGAGATGGCAGAACAATTCCTCCAATCCGTATGCGGGGTCTACGGGGTGCCGTTGATACAATGACTGTCGCGGGCAAGGTCGCGGAGGTTTCTCTGCAGTACCGCGCCGATGCGATCTTCGTGGACGGCGGTGGAGTGGGCGGTGGTGTCGTGGATAGACTGCGCCAGCTTCAGGTCCCCGTGTGGGACATTCAGTTCGGCGGGAAGTCCGATGCTGTGGACTTCCCCGGACAGCAGGATCAAGGCGTTCGCTACGCTAACAAGCGCGCGGAGATATGGGGCAAGATGCGGGAGTGGCTCTCCATCGGGATGATCGCAGATGAGCCGCAGCTGCTTGAGGAACTCACCGGCCCCCAGTACGGCTTCAACAAAAACAACGACCTTCAGCTCGAGTCGAAGGACGACATGAAGCGGCGCGGGCTGGCCTCGCCAGACATTGCTGACGCCCTCGCACTCACCTTCGCCTACCCTGTAGTCCCCCACGCCTTCGCCGGTGGCCTTCACGATCTTCCAAGGGCCACCATTTCCGACTACGACCCTATCAAACTCTTTGAACAGGAGATGCTCTCATGATGAGCGCGCCCGATCCCCCGCCAATCCCAAAGCCTATCGCGCCTCCGAAGCAACCGGCACCTCCGGTAGACCTTGGAAAGAACAGCGCGGCCAAGGCTGGTGTTATGTCCACCATCTTGACCTCGACCCAAGGTGACCTGACGCCATCCAAGACCTCGAAGAAATCACTCTTAGGCGGGGCTGGCTAAATGTCAAAAGACCTTGATCTTCTTCGGTGCGCCGACGCTCGCATTGACTCAATGTACCAAGACCGCTACTCGTGGTGGGTACACTGGGCAGAGCTTGCTCGGTACATTCTCCCTCGGCGCTATCGCTGGCTCGTCACCGCCAATCAGATGAACCGTGGGCAAGAGATCAATCAGGCTATCATCGATTCCACTGGTACTGTGGCGGCAAGGGTCCTCGGCTCAGGCATGATGAGCGGAATGACCTCGCCAACGCGCCAGTGGTTTCGCTGTCGCATAAACGGCTTCGAGGGCGAAGAGACGCACCCCGTTAATGTGTGGCTCTCTGAGGTTCAGGCCCGGATGATGAGGGTGTTTCAAGAGTCGAACTTCTACAACGCCATCGCAGTGGTCTACATGGACATGGCTGTCTTTGGCACCGCCCCCATGCTGATCTACGAGGACTTCGAGAACGTCATCCACTGCCACAACCCCTGCGCGGGCGAATACTTCGTAGCTAACAACGACCGTGGAGAGGTGGATGTATTCGCGCGGGAGTTCGTGCAGACCGTGGCACAGCTGGTCCAATGGTTCGGGGTGGAGAACTGTTCGAAGAACGTGCAGGACGCCTTCAAGGCCGGTGGGGCTCAGCTGCAGCAGGAGATCGTCATTCGGCACCTCGTCGAACCGAACCTGAGGAAAGAGAAGGTAGTCCCGGAGAAGTTCGCCTACCGCGAAATGTACTGGGAGAAGGGCGTCGCGGATCAGAAGAATATCTTCCTAACGAAGCGGGGATACCACGAGTTCCCACTGATCTGCCCCCGTTGGGATATCTCTGGCAACGACGCTTATGGCCGGAGCCCCGGCATGGATGCACTGGGCGACATTAAACAGCTTCAGATGGAAACAAAGCGCAAAGCGCAGGTCATCGACAAGATGGCAAACCCTCCGATGGTGGCCGACGTGGAGCTGAAGAACGCGCCCGCGAGCACTATCCCCGGTGGCGTCACCTACGTCGCGAAGAAAGACGGAGCGGGGTTCAAGCCCGCCTATGAGAACTTCCGCCCGCCAATCGTGGAGTTGATGAACGACATTCAAGACGTGCGGGAACGCATCCGCTCGATCTTCTTCAACGACCTGTTCCTCATGTTCCAGCAGCTTGAAGCGGAGCCACGTTCCGCCACTGCTGTCGATGCCCGCCGAGAGGAAAAGATGGTCATGCTTGGACCAGTCCTCGAGCGGTTCCAAACCGAGGGCCTCGACAAGATCATCGACCGGACCTTCGCAATCATGGACCGAGCGGGCATCCTGCCTGAGGCCCCGGAAGAAATCCGCGACAAGAACATTCAGATCGAATACATCTCCATGCTGGCCGCAGCGCAGAAGGCCGTGGAGACCGCTGGCATCGAGCGCATCTTTGGCTTCGCGGGCAACATCGCTGCTCTCGATCCCAACGTGATGCTCAAGCTAAACGTTGACTACTCGATGGAGAAATACTCTGCCCTCTTGGGCAACGATCCGAAACTCTTGTTCCCGCAAGAGATGGTCGATAAGAAAAAGGCCGAGGCCGATAAGGCCAAGCAGATGCAATACCAAACTGAAATGGGTCTCGGTGCTGCCAAGGCCGGTAAGACCCTTTCAGAGACTGACGTTGGTGGCGGCGTGAACGCCATGCAAGCTATACTTGGTACAGCAGGAGTGCAACAGCCATGAATGGAATGAGAGACACTAGACCACTCGTCGCCATCGGTCTGCCTTGCGGCGACATGATGCACAGTGAAACCGCGCAATGCATCTGGGGCATCGGGCGAGGAAACGCGAATTGTCGGCAGGGCATCGTGATGGCCCATAGCTCTATCGTGGCGAACGCGCGGAACAACTGCGTGGGTGGCGCTCAGCGAATCAACGCAGACTACATCATGTTCATTGACTCGGACATGATATTCCCTCCCAACACGATTGACCGGCTGTTGGCCCACAAGAAGGATATCGTGGGAGGGACTTACGTTCGGCGAGGCCCTCCTTTTGACAACTTAGGCTCAAGCATCCCCGAGCATATGGATCGCCAGTCAGGCCTCGTCGAAATGACTCATATGCCTACCGGAGTGCTTTTGATAAAGACTTCGGTCTTTGACAAGTTCAAGCGCCCGTACTTCCGCTACAGCATAGACGAGGATAAAGAACAGATCGGTGGCGAGGATATGCTCTTCTCCGAGATGGCCCGCGAGCGGGGCTTCCGAATCTTCTGTGACCTTGACTTGTCAAGCGAGCTGCGCCACATCTACACTTATATGCTTTCGCCCGTGGACCCCTCGACCCGCGCCGTCGCGGATAACTTTAAGAAAGCCGAACTGGCCGAGAAGGCTAGACTGGTGGCCGCCAATGGCCGAGGATAACCCATATGACTCCGGAGATCAAAAGGCGGTTGAAGCGGCAGCGAAAGCTGCGAAGCAAGCTGAGAAAGACCGAGTTGCCTTTCTCGAAAGCGCTATGTCCATACCGAATGGAAGGAAGTGGTTTTACGATCTACTTGCCCGCACCGGAGTGGGGCGGAATCCATACTCGGCGTCTGATCGAGGAACTGCATTTAGTTGCGGGGAACTCAACATCGGACTGCCGATAATGGCTGACTTGCTAAACCACTGCCCGAAGATGTACCAGCTCATGATGGAGGAGAACTCAAATGGCTGAAGCTGCACCTGCCCCGGCACCCGACAAGCCAACATTCGCTGCCGAGCCCACTTCACTACTGAACCAGCCGCCCCCGGCTGATCCACCGAAGGACGGCGAGCCGCCAAAGGACCCTGCACCGAAGGATGGCGAAAAGCCTCCGGAGAAGCCGCCTGAGGCCCCGCCCGTAATTGACCTCGCCGCAGTGAAGCTCCCGGAAGGGATCACCGCTGACGACGATGCGTCCAAGGCTGCGATGAAATCCGCTTCGGAAATCCTCGCAGACGACAAACTGCCTCCGCAAGAACGGATGCAGAAGCTTATCGACGTTTATGGAGGTCTGGCTAAAGCCGCCGCAGACAGCAATGGCAAAGCATGGAACGACCTCCAAGACCAGTGGCAAACAGAAGTCAAAGCCGATCCTACTATCGGCGGCGATAAGCTGGTTCCCACTCAGCAGATGATTTCAAAGGCAATCGATACGCTAGGCCCAGACAGCGCCAAGGCGTTTCGGTCCGCCCTCGACTTCACAGGTGCTGGAAACAACCCGGCTATCATCAAGGGCTTAGCGGCGTTCGCTAAGCTTGCGGTGGAGGGCGGGCACGTAACCGGGGCTCCTCCAAAGGTGGCACCCACCACTGCGCAGGAGTTCTTTCCCAACTCACCTGAAATGAAGTAAGGAAAACACATGGCTACGTTAGCAGGTGCTCTTACCTATGCTGACTGGGCGCGGCGTTTCGAGGATGGCAAGATTGCCAAGATCATCGAAATCCTCTCCCAGTCAAACGAGATTCTCTTGGATATGCTCACGATCCAAGCGAATGGTATCACGGGGCACAAGACTACCATCCGTACGGGCCTGCCCACGGCAACGTGGCGCTTGCTCAACTATGGTATTGTGCCTACGAAAAGCACGACCGCTCAGATCATCGACACTCCCGGCAACCTCGAAGCCGAGAGCCAGCTCGATCTGGACGTTGCGAAGCTGAACGGGAACAGCGCGGAGTTCCGGCTTTCGGAATCCCGAGCCTTCCTCGAAGGCATGAACCAGCAGATGGCGGCAACGCTTATCTACGGGAACACCTCAGTTAACCCGGAACGCTTCACCGGCCTCGCCCCGCGCTATAACACAGTCACGACCACAGCGGCACAGACCGCCTACAACGTGATTGATATGCTCGGGACCGGCTCGGACAATACCTCCATCTGGATCGTCACTTGGGGTGAGTCCACTACCCACGGCTTCTTCCCCCCTGGCTCGATGGCTGGCCTCCAGCACTCGGATATGGGCAAGCAGCGTGTGCAAGACACTTCCCAGTCATTCGCCACCGGCGCATATTTCTGGGCTTGGGTCGATCACTACAAGTGGGAACTCGGCCTGTCAGTCCGTGACTGGCGGTACAACGTCCGTCTGGCCAACATTGACATTTCCGATCTGGCGACTGTCAATGCTGCTAACCTCATTAACGGTCTGGTCCGCGGCCTCAACCGCCTCCCGACCACGATGAGCGGCGTCGCCACGACTCAGACGTCTGACGCGCCTTCCATCTCAGGTTCGATGGGTAAGACGGTTATCTACTGCAACCGTACTATCAAGACCTACCTCGAGTTGCAAGCGATGAACAAGACCAACGTCTTGCTCCAGCTGTCGCAGTTCAACGGTATGCCCATCACAACCTTCCGTGGTGTTCCCATCAGGACCGTTGATGCGATCCTGAACAACGAAACGAGGGTGACCTAATGCGGAAACTCAGCGTTGAAACCCTGTTCACTGGAGAACACTCATGATTATCGATGGCTTGTTACTCTTCTCCTCGGCCCAGAACCTTACGACCGGCACCGAGGCGTCCACAAACATCGTGGACCTGAAAGACGCGAGGGATATCGGCCCCGGCGAACTGCCGCTGCGCATTGCGGCCTACGTCGTTACCGCCTTCGCAACGACCGACTCGGCCACTCTGACGATCCAAGCACAGGGATCGACGGACGCCTCGACATGGGTTGTCTACGCGCAGTCTCGCGCGTACACGGCAGCCGAACTGACCGCCGGTGCCAAGCTCGCACCGATGGACTGGCCGAACGTAGCGGCGGGCGCTCTTCCCCGCTACATCCGGCTCGCGTATGTCCAAGGTGCGTTGCACTTCACCCCCGGCTCGATCACTTCGATGCTCGTGATCGATCGGCAGGATGACCGTGCATACCCCGCTGGCATCAACATCTCGAACTAACCTAACTGGGGGAGCGCAAATGCTCCCCCACCTTTTCAGGAGTTCTGCCATGCAGTTCCGTCTCGACGAGAATCACTACATCGACGACCGCTATCTCGAAGCGGGCACAGTCATCGGCGATGACACTCCCTACCCCTTCCGTTATCTGAAAGACACTCCGGTCAAGGATGAAACCGGCAAGCCGCAAGTGATCAAGTCCGGCACCGCCCAAATCCCCTCGCGCGCGATGACGCCTCTCGACGACGAGGCGAAGAAGATGTATGATAAGGCCTTCCCCGGCGCGGTCAAGCTCGACCGTGATCCAACAGTCCCGGTGCCAGTGATGGGCAGCACGAAGCAGACAAACTTCACCCCTGCCAATGGACCACCCAAGGCTAAGCCCGACATTCCTGTCGGTTCCCCTCTGACGAAGGACTGATACGATGTGGATGAATAGACTCTTTCTGGCGCTCGGTCTTGTACTGGTCGCCACGATAGCTGCTTCGCAGAACCTCCCACAGCCGGGACCACCTACCCCGATTGCGGGAGCGTTCAATCCGACCCCACCGACACTGACCAACGGCCAAGCCGGATGGGCTCAGGTTGACGCCAATGGCTACTTGATTGTAAAAGCGGCCCTTGGTAGTCAATACCCACTTGGCGCGGTTATCTACACTAACTCCGCGACCGGCACTACCGGCGCTACCGTGGCCACACTGGCCGGTGCGGCATCAGTCACCACCTATATCTGCGGCTTCGCTATCCGTGCGAACGCCACGGCTGCGGCGACTGGCAACGCAGTTGTCTCCGGGACAATCTCGGGGTCGATGAACTTCACTCAGTGGACGGCCCCGCTGGCCTCTGGCATTGGCACAATCGAAAAAGACTTCTTTCCGTGTATCCCGGCTTCAGCCGTGAACACTTCTATCGTTGTGACCTCTGCTGCTCCCGGCTCGGGCGGTGTGATCTCTGTCTCTGCTTGGGGCTATAAGTTGTAACATGGCACTCCCGGCCCTTCTTCCAGGTGTTGACACCGTTACGTCAACAACGGAGTTTGAACCATCTGGTGATGGGCCGTGGAGTATTGTCGTTGCGTTGGACGGCGACCTTCACGAGCCGTTCTTCCCTGTCGGTGGGTCTGCGTTTATCGCTTGGCAGAAAGACAACAGCAATGTTTGGATTTTTGTTAAGATCAACGGATGGGACCCTGACACGCTGACGCTGAGCTTCAGCAAAGTTCTTTCCTCGGTCACTCCCACGACGACCACAGGCCCATACTCCGAATGGTTCGTGAGCGTGATCGACGGCCCACCTGAGGGCTTTCCGTTCCTCGGTATTATTGGGCTTCGCATTTCAATCGCCTCAGGCGCTAATGATTTCACAGTTAGTGCGGGCTCGATCCGCGACTCCACAGACACGGTGAACCTCACTCTTGATAGCGAGACAACAAAGTTCATCTCGAACGAGTGGTCTGCTGGGGATGGTGGCGGGGCTATTATTCGTTCAACTGATTTGCCTCTCGCCTTCGGCGGTGGTGGAACTATCTCAAGTTCCGGTGCTACTGTTGTTGGTGTTGGTACTAGGTTCCGCGACGACTTCGACGCGCGCTCCGCTATCCCTGACAAGAAGGGTGGATGGCTTAGAGACTTCACTCGGCAAGTTGCTGGGAGTGACACCTTTATTGGCAGTGTCTACTTCACCCCCGCGATCATCTCTTCCGGCGGGATCGATACAACTGTCGTAGATGGATCAGTCACTAGTCAATCCGATCTAAGCACAACCGTCAACCTTGGCGTGACAGACGCGACTTATCGCCGGGGTGGTATCTGCGATTGCACCTACGCTGTCGTTCTGATGCTGGCTGACGCTACTGGCGTCTGTGACGTTGGGGTTTCCTCCTTCACTGGTGATGGCGATGCTCCAGACCTACCTGTCGGTTACACCTACTGGCGCGTTCTCGGCGCACTGACAAAGACCGGGGCAGACCGGATCGTTTACCAACCTCTCTACGATCTGCTTGCAGACCCGAGCAAGCTCAACGCCCCGGACCCGTGGACTGTTGCTATCGGAGATATGTACTACGCGGCAGACACGGATAAGGCTAACGCGGCCCTGCCGATTGGTGACGAGGCCGATGTTCTCACAGTTGCCTCAGGACTTCCTGTATGGCTTCCACCGACGAGTGGTGGCGGGGTTGATGTTCAGACCTTTACCGGAAGCGGTACTTGGAACAAGCCATCCTCTGGCACAGTCGCGCTGATTCGCTGTTGGGGCGGTGGGGCCTCAGGTGGTAAGGGAAGCTCGAGCCAGCCCGGATCAGGCGGTGGTGGTGCAGCTTGCAATCAACAGATTATCCCGTTGGCATTGCTTGGTTCAAGCGAGAGCGTGACTATTGGCGCGGGTGGCACTGGTCAGACAGTGGCTGACACAGCCGGAAATCCCGGTGGCACAACTACCTTCGGCGCTTTTGTAGCTGCTTATGGCGGTGGTGCTGGCAATCGCGGTGGCACAGGTGCTGGTGGTGGTGGCGGCGGTGGTACTGGCGGTGTTGGTCAGATCGGGACTACTGGCGGTGGCGCTGGGCCGTTTGCGGGTGGCGCTGGTGGTTTCGGCTATGCCGCTCCTCAACCCAGTACTGAAGGTGGTGGTGGTACAGGCGGCATTGGCGGTGCCACTACCGATGCGACTGCTGGCAGAACTGGTGGGTTGAACGGCGGTGGCGGTGGTGGTGGAGGCATGGACGGCGCGGGTGTAGCTGCACAGGTTAAAGGTGGCGATGGTTATTGGGGAGGCGGAGGCGGTGGTGGTGGTGCCAACTCCGTCACAGGCGGCAGCGGTGGACTGTCACAGTTTGGTGGTGCTGGCTCTGCTGGTACAATCGACACTAACGCAAGCTCGAATGGCTCTGTCCCCGGTGGCGGATCAGGCGGAACGGAAGGCGGTAACTCTGGTAATGGCGGCGCGGGCAAGTGCATCGTGTATGTTTGGTGAGATAGATGGCTAAGTACGTTCTGAAACAGGGCAACGTAATAGTGAATGTCATCGAAATCGAGGACGTTAACGATTACACTGTACCTCTCGGCCATACCATCGAACTCGAGGGCGCGGTCACCTACAACCCTCCACCCACACCGGAACAGGTGGCGGATTCCGCGCAGCTTGCTTCGTTCATGGCAGACCCTCAGGTGATAACATTCTACAAGAACCTAAAGGTAGCAGACCTCAACGGTCTGGTCACCTACATGACGAACAACGTCACTGACTTGGCTTCTGCCCGCTCGATGATGATTCGAATATCCGCTGTGCTTTCAGTGATCCTGAAGCGCGGCAACATATGAGGACATGATATGTCAAGCGACACCGATATCGCCAACGAAGCCCTCGTCATGGTGGGCTCCCGCGAGAGCATCGCGTCTCTCGACGAGGAGAGCAACGAGGCGAGAACCTGCAAACGGTTCTACTCAGGCACTCGTGACGAAGTCTTGCAGATGGCCCATTGGGGCTTCGCTAAAAAGACGGCGATCTTAGCGGTCTTAAAAACCGCTCCGGGAACGCCGGGGAACACGGAAAGTCCCTCCACGTGGTCCTCGGCGTACCCCGCACCGCCTTGGCTTTTCGAGTATGCCTATCCGGTGGACTGCTTGCAGGTTCGCTGCATCGTGCCGCAGATCGAAACCGGCTGGACTGGTGACGTTCCGCTGTTCTCGAACTCACAGGGAATGTACCCATACGTCCTCGGCCCCACCGCGCGGTTCGAGGTTGCCTTCGACGCTACTGATAGCGGCGGTGAGCGGAAGGTGATTCTGACGAACCAGTACCAAGCCATCGGTGTGTACACTCGCGCGGTCACGAACCCGCAGATATTCTCCCCCCTATTCTCCACCGCGCTTTCAGCGGCCCTCGCCGCGAAGATCACGATGGGGTTGACAGGGGACAAAGACCTGATGAAGGCTAACTACGCCTTGGCCAATCAGTCTATCGTGCAGGGCCGCGCCCTCGACAGCAACCAAGGGGTTGAGGTTATCGAGCAACAGGCTGAGTGGATTCTGGCCCGAGACAACTATCTCCCTGTCGTCTCCGGTCCGTTCCTCGCGCCGTATCTTCCGCTCTACGGGATGGGTGTGTAATGTCTACGAATTTCTTCCAGCCCGCGTTATCGTCTGGAGAGTTGTCCACGCAACTCTTCGGTCGGGTCGATCTGGAGAGGTATCACTCCGGCGTCGCCCTGATGCGGAACTTCTACGTTGACTACCGTGGCGGAGCCTCCACCCGCATGGGCACGGAGTATATCAACGAAACTGGGAACATGGACTTCCCCGGTCGGCTGATTAAGTTCCGGTTCAACGACGATCAGAACTACGTGCTGGAGTTTGGCGAGGGCTATATCCGTGTGCTCCGAGACGGAGGTATGGTCATTGCGAACTCGATGGTGATTACCAACATCACTCAGGGCAACCCCGCGATAGTGACCTCGTCGCACAATCAGACCATCGGTGGCGATAACGTGTATATCTCTGGCGTGGCCGGGATGACGCAGGTTAACGGGCGGGTGTTCCAAGTGGAACCCATCGACGTTAACACCTTCTATCTCAAGACTACTTCCGGCGCGAACGTGGACTCGACCGCGTACACCGCATATACCTCCGGTGGCATTGGCGAGCGGTATGTTCGGATCGGCGCACCCTATCTAGCCGAGGACCTGCCACTGCTAAAGTACACCCAGTCCGGGGACATTATGACCCTGACCCACCCGGACTACCTCCCATACGACCTGAAGCGCTACGCCGAAGATGATTGGCGGCTGGAACTCATCGTCATCGGCACTGACATTGATCCGCCCACAGGTGTCACTGGAACGAAGTCCGGCAACGGCAAGACCGCATACTCTTACGTCGTCACCGCGATCAGTGAGAGCGGTCAAGAGTCCATCGCATCGTCATCTGCCTTGGTTACACAGGCTGGTAACTGGGCAGCCAATCAAGGGCATAATGCCATTAACTGGGAACCTGTCGTGGGAGCGACTCGCTACCGTGTATACAAAGCCGATCCGGTATCCGGGAAAGATGTGGACATTCCTCTTGGGAGCCTTCATGGCTACATGGGAGAGACAACGGGTACGGAACTCGATGACACGAATATCCTTCCGGACTTCGAGCGGACACCGCCAGAGCATGATAACCCGTTCGAGGACGGAAATAACCCTGCCTGTGCGGCGTACTTCCAGCAGAGGAAAGTATACGCAGGTGGGAACGACCTACCTGAAACCTTCTGGATGAGTGTGACCGGGGCGTTTGATAACTTCGACGCCTCGATCCCATCCAAGGATGACGACGCTATCGAGGGCACACTCGCCTCCCGCGAGATCAACGCGATTAAGCAGATGGTCCCGATGCCCGGAGGCCTGATCATGTTCACTTCCGGTTCAGCCTTCCAAGTCTCAGCAGGGCAGCAAAATGACGCGGTCACACCTTCGGCGCTGGTCGCCACTCCACAGGGATACAACGGCGCGGCTGACATTGAACCAATCCCGATTGACTACAACATTCTTTACGTTCAGTCTCGGGGTTCTATCGTCAGAGCGCTGTCATATAACTTTTACACGAACATTTATTCGGGAGTGGACCTCTCAATCTTCTCGAACCATTTCTTCGTAGACTATCAAATCCTTGATTGGACCTACGCGGAGGAGCCGCACAAGATTGTTTGGGCGATCCGCAGCGACGGAAGGTTGCTCTCGCTGACGTATCTTGCGGAACAGAAGATATCTGGATGGGCCTTGCATAGCACTAAAGGTCTGTACGAGTCCTGCTGTGCAATCCAAGAGGACGAACAGAATGTCACCTACTTCATCGTCAAGCGCTACATTGATGGCAGATGGGTCCGCTACATCGAGCGGATGGCCGAACGTATATTCCCCTATGGAAGTGAGGATGCTTGGTGTGTCGATGCTGGCCTCGAGCGTGTACTTACTACGCCTGATGCCACTGTCACCGCCTCGGCCTCGACCGGCACAGTCACGTTTACAGCCGACTCGGCGGTATTCACCGCTGGTGATGTTGACAAAGTCCTACGAATGGGAGGCGGGATCGCGACGATCACTGGGTTTACCTCATCTACTGTGCTAACTGGCACCTTCACGCGGGACATGACTCATGTTATTCCAGAGGACCCTGCCAACACCCCGATCGAGTCGGAGAGTGGAACGTGGACTCTTGACGCGAAAGTGAGCAGCGTCTCCGGTGCCGATCATCTGGAAGGTGAAACCGTTTCCGCACTGATCGACGGTAACACCGCAATGGGCTTGGAGGTAATCGATGGCGAAGTCGCTCTCCCCTTCGAGGGGACCAAAGTCATTATCGGTCTACCATACAAATGTCAACTGCAAAGTCTTCCGCTGGACACTGGAGAGCCCGCCATCGGCGGCAAGCGGAAGCGCATCAATGCACTCACTATCCGCGCGAGTGAGTCCAGAGGACTTCAAGTTGGAATGGACTTCGATAACATGGTCCAGTTCAAAGAACGGAACTTCCAAGCCCTCGGCCAACCGATTGAGCTAATCAACGGTGACATGAGGATTGTGATGAACCCGAACTGGACAGTGACGGGGCAGTACTGCGTTGAGCAAGCCTACCCGCTTCCGGCCACCGTCCTCGCGTTCATTCCGGAGATTACTGTGGGGGATACGAAATGAAGCATATCATGGTGAGGCCAGCCACCTTGGCTGATGTTAAGCCGACTATTGATAAGATCAGTGGGACACGGGAAATCCGTGGCGATCCTGAGAAGGTTCTCTCCGATGCCTTGAAGAAGGCCGACTGGGCTTGGGTCGGCACGGCCAACGGAGAGATAGGCTGCGTGTGGGGTCTGCAATACACCAACATCTTGTTGGGTCATGTCTACATCTGGGTGCTAACCACCAAGGTGGCTGAAGAACACCAGTTCCGTTTCGTGCGCGGGAGCAGGCTTTTCGTGGATCAGTTAAAAACCCGCTTCCCGTATATCTGCGGTTGGGTAGATGCGAGGAACCCGAAGTCGGTTGTTTGGATTAAATGGCTTGGATTTGAACTTGGGCCTGTGACCGATAAAAAGGTCAGGCCCTTCTGGATCGGTGAGCGCTAATGGACCCATTTACCTTAATCGGTGTTGCGCTTAGTGCGGGTGGCCAATTCATGGCTGGCACCCAACAGGCCCAACAGGCAAGCTACCAAGCACAGGTCGCTCGGCAAAACGCGAAGATCGCGAAGATGAACGCGAGCACTGCGTTGCAGACCGGGCTCGACAATGCGAGGACCAAGGGCCTCGAGACGAGGGACTTGATCGGCAAGGAGAAGGCCGCGCAGGGTGCCTCCGGGATTGACGTAACCTCCGGTTCGTCGAAGATGGTCAGGGACAGTACGTATGTACTGGGCAAGATGGACGAAATGACTATCATGAAGGGGGCCGCTCAGAAGGGCGATGCCTACATGGCACAGGCCATGAACTATCAGGCCGAGGCCGGACTGTACGATATGAAGGCCGATGCGGCTGAAACGGCAAGAAACTTCGCAGTAGCGAGCACGCTTGTTGGGGGCGCTCAGAGCCTTTCCCAAAAGTGGGGTAGCTATCAAAGTGTAGGAATGGCATAATGGCAAAGGTTCCATATAAGGGGTCTCCGAGCGTTGACGCTTCGATGACGCCTCTGCCTCCGCAGAATATGCCGCACGTCGATCTGTCGGGTCCGGGGCAAGAGCTGGCCAATCTTGGTAAGTCCTTCCAAGGCCTCGGTGCCTCGATCACGGCCAATCAGGTCGCGATGCAGGGCCGCCAGAACGAGGCTGTGGTCAGCGATCTCGTTGTGCAAGCTGACACTGAGATGGGGCTTAACCACGCTGACTACAGCTCGCTGCAAGGCGAGACTAAGATGACGGAGTACGATCCTTATGTAAAGAAGCAAGAGGAAACCGCACAACGCTGGCAGCTAAAGGCTGATAGCTACGGAAATCCAGAGGTGTCTCGTCGGTTCAGGATGCACCTTGATCCGAAGCTTGGAGCCTATGTGGTTAGGGGTGCGACAGAGAAGGGCGTCGCACAGAAAGACTATGAGAACAAATCAGCTATTGCTCTTGAAAATAATGCAGTCGATGACGCGCACGCTAACTACAAAGACGATTATGCCTTTGATCGAAGCATGAACGCTGTTCGTCAGTCCGTTGACTCTCGTGCGAAAACGATGGGCTGGGATGAAGAACAGAAGAAAGCTGAAATGAGGCGGGCCACTGATCGAGTGTTCGATGCTCGTGTCAGGGGTTATGCGAGACAAGACCCAACAACCGCACGAAAGATTCTGGACGCAAATCGCTCGATAATCGGTGGCAAGACTCAGATCGATCTTGACTTGCATCTTAACGAGCAGGATGCAAACATCAAGTCTCTAAATGACGGTGATTACTTTCGGGATCATGGTGAGTGGCCTGATGCTGCCCCGGTCGTAGTCCAACCCGATGCGCCCGGACCTCGAAGCGAGGCCGCTCCAGTTGACGGGGTATCCCCTGCTCAACAAGTCGCAGCAGTGAAAGGTGATGATCCCGCGCAAATTGCGGAAGATGCATCAAAGCCTCCGGTTGAAGGACAACTCCAGCCCGGAGCGCCCGCAGCACCTGATCAAAAGCAAGACGCAAGCATTGGTTCGGAAGAACTGATCGGGGAGAAGGGTGTCCAGTACGCACAGGCAGACACGGGAACAAAGTCTGATGCGAGCGGCTATGAGCTGACTAACCCTGTTCAGAAGGGTGATCCAAAGGATCAGTTCGAGGTAACTCACCCACTTCAAAAAGGTGATCCGAGAGAGCAATACGAGGCGAAGCCACTTAAGATGGCTGCGCTTGGTCCGTTGAAGGATCAAGGCCCAAGGCCGTCGAAATACTCTGGCGAGATTTCACTGGGCGACAGCAAGTTCTCCTTTGTCAGCGGCGGCGGTCGAACCCCCTCTGCGCCTTACGGCACCTACCCGATCACACCGGGGAAGGAAGGGCCGATTATCAGGCAGATGGGTGGAATCACGCTGAACAACAACGTGGTCTGGGACCCTGCATTAGGCCGGGACCGCCACGGTATTGCCTTCCACCCCGCTCAGGGCGCAGACCAATCCGCGGGCTGTTTCATCATTCCCGATGGACAGTGGCCGAAGTTCAAAGCCGAGCTGCAATCGAAGATGCAGACCGAGGGACCACAGTACCTGACTGTGAACCCGGACGGAAGTGCGTTTATCTCCGGTAAGCCGGGGCGGCTTGCCAATGATCCTATCGGTTCCCCGACTAAGTCCTTCGGGCTGAACCAGAAGCGGATTAACGAGGTCACTCAAAGCCCCCATGGACAGACCATTATCACGGAGGCGAATAAGCTCGGTTACGACACCAACAAGCTTCTGACGTACATCTCGATTGAGAGCAGCGGTAATCCGCGGATGGTAACTGGAAGTTATTATGGGCTTGGACAACTCTCGAAAGAGGAGTTCGCGAAGTACAGTTCTCCCGGTGAGAACATCTATGATCCCGGCGCGAACACTCGCGCGACGATCAAGCTGTTGCAAGCCAACTCAGCGATGTTCGAGAAGAAGTTTGGCAGGGAGCCATCTTCGACTGAGCTGTATATGATCCATCAGCAGGGATGGGGCGGGGCACAAGCGCACTTCGCAAACCCCGATCGCCCTGCATGGCAGAATATGGCTTCGACGAAGGAAGGCAGGGAGAAGGGTGAGAAGTGGTCGAGAGATGCGATCTGGGGAAACCTCACAGATAAGGAAAAGAAGCAGTACGGCTCTGTTGAGAACGTAAGGTCAGCGGACCTTGTCGGCACGTTCGAGCGGAAGATCACGGGCAATGGATACTCACCCGCAGATCAGGGCACAGCTATTGCGTGGGATGCTTCGCAGGGGGACAGCGCTCAACGGACTGGACTGATCCCAACACGGCTGACCTCTCCGACCGCTCGCGGCATGGCTATTCCGACTCGTGTAGGCGAGGGCGTCCGCGCCAGTGACCAGACTGCGATGGTTGTCACGCCACCGGCTGACGCATCCCCCGCAGCTATTGACACTCACATCAACAAGTTCCTTGAACAGAACGCTCTCGCCCCCGGAGATGTGTTTAAGGTTCAGAACCCTGATGGTGGACAGCAAGCTTATGAGGTCACAGCATCGGAGAGTGGGGAGAAGAGCTATAAGAAGGCTGAGATGCTCTCTGGTGAGGGCGGCGCTATCCAGTATGCCCAAGCCGATACTGGAACCGTCTCTGACGCCAGCCCGAATGTTGGGAACGACGTCACTCCGGTGCCCGCCGACAAAGGGCCAGCCGTTTCTCCCGGCCCACTGCGAAAGGACTCCGATCAGAAGTGGCTCGACCAAGCTTTGATTATGGCTGAAGAACGCGCGAATAAGGTTGCACCCGGAAATATCAAGTATAAGGATAATCTGAGGCGGAAGCTTATCACCGACTTCTATCAGGCACAGCGGATGGGTGTTCAGGAACAGCGGGCGAATTATAACAACGTGTTCGCTGCTGTCATGGGCGACTATGACGAGAAGATGATCCGCTCGATGGATCAGATTTATGCGAACCCAGTTCTGCACGAGTCATATAAACAGCTAGATCGAGCAAGGCAGACTCAGATCGACGCACAAGTTGCGGCCAACTCGAAGAAAGACCTTTTGCCTACGCCAGAGCGGGATGCGCGGGCTGACTATCTGACAGGATTGGCAGGAGATGATCCGGATGCGTTCTTGGACGAGCCGCTTACAGGCATGACTAAGAAAGATATTGAGAGACTGTTTAAGATGAAGCTGAACATTAAAAAGCATCTGACAGAGAACCGCGCTACGCAGACCGCTCTCCGTGATGTAGGCAGACTTGTCAAAGCTGCTGGCATTGAGCAGTTCGGTGATGATGAAGAAGTGAAGGTTTACACTGAGTTCGCTGGTGCGATGCATAACAAGGTGCAAGAGTTTATACAAGATAATAAGAGAAAGCCTAACTGGGAAGATGCACAGAAGATTGCGACGCAACTTCTTGCGCCGAAGGGTGGCGAGAAGAGGTTCCTCGATCCAAGGACTTGGTTCAACGATAGCACTCCGAAGTTCCAAGCCCCGAGTAGTTGGACCGGCCCGGATGGAGTTAAGCGTTCTAAGGATGAGTGGGTGAAGGAGTTCCAGCTTAGGAAGCAGCGCCCACCGACTCCGAGTGAAATAAACAAACTCTGGCAGGACAGTACAGGCAATGCCCGTAACCAACCTTGATGATCTTTTTAACAACGCAGTGGACCCAGTAAGTCCACTCGACGAGTTGTTCAAGCCTTATAAGCCCGCGTCTCCTGTGAGACAACAGGCGGTTGGGGACAGCCTTGCTAACCCTGAAAACGCAGCGAAAGCGTTGAAACTTGGGAAGCAAATGAACACCGCGCCTGTGGTGGTCGAGGGCGATCCGACGCTATTCGAGAACGATCTGAAGGCGCAGCAAGCTGCGACGGCTTCGGAGAACCCTGCCATTGCGAAATACATCGCTGGCAATCCGATGGCCGCGAAGGTGTCGAATGATGACTGGGAAGTGATGAAAACGATCTCGGACAAGCTTGATTGGGCCGAGGCGGCAACTGGGAGTATCTTCGATCACACCCTTCAGGGTTTTAAGCAGGGCTTTGGCCCCGGCGCACTGGGTATGTCAGACGAGAACAGGCGGAATTATCCGTTGACAGCCACGTTGGCGCAGCCCTTTCTCGCCCCGATCGATCTCGCTCTTCGCGGGCTTCGCGGAAGTGTCGGTGGGCTCGCAGCCCTTGGTGGTGAAACCGCTCGACAGACCGGGGAGTGGAAATATACAGTAGACCTGCCCCTCTTTGGCAAGCAGACGTTTGAAATGAACGACGCTTGGGCGAACCGGCTTGAGCGGGACTTGCGAATGGGTATCGAGATGGGCCTTGTCGAGGCTGGCAAGCCCGGCATGGGACCAACTGGGTTTACCCCGAAAGGCCTGAATAATCTCGCGAAAGAGGCCACGAAGGATCGGCTGCGAGTTGATGCTGGTGATCTCACTGTTAAGGAGTTCCTCGGTACTGCGGAGGGGATCAAGTCGAGGAAGGAGATCGACGACTACATCGCTGGAAGAGAAGCGCCACCGGCACCATTGCGGCTCAGTCCTCCTGCGGAAGTAATGATCAGGAATGGGGAGATGCCACCCCCTAAGATGGACCCGATCATTGACGAACTTCATATTATGCAGCAGGGGCTTGACTTAGCCCAATTCGACTCTGCTTACAAAACCATTCAAACGGAGTCTAAAACGCAGGGCCGCTCGCCGGATATGATGGCGGAGTTTCTTGGGCATAAAACTGGGGACCGACAGGTTTATATCCCTGCCGATAAGGTGGTGGAACTGTACGAGTCTGCGAAAGATGTTAGCAAGGTGGGCGATCCAACTGACGGTGTATTTGGGTATGTGCCTGATCTAATGGATCAGCTTGTCCGTGCCGGGGCGACTGGAGGGGATATCGCGATCCCTATGTCGGAGTTCCTCGCGCGAACGGATGAAAAGACTTATGAGGCGGTGAAGGACTCGATTAGGTTTAGGAAAGAGGGGATCACGGCGGAAGAAGGGAAGGAGCTGAAAGCCTGGCATGGTACGGCAAATGAGGTTGATAAGTTTAAGACAGAAAAGATTGGAACCGGGGAAGGGGCTGCGTCGTATGGACATGGGCTATACTTTGCAGAGAATAAAGCAGTTGGGCAAGAGTATGCCAATAATCTCGCTCGTGCACGACACGAGCCTGCGCCCGAAGGAAGCATTGCTGATAAGGTTTATAAGCTTTTAGAGGCTGGTGATCTTCAGTGGGGCGATATTACAAAACTTCATGGAGGAGTTCTTGATACAGAGAACTCAGGTTATGTTAATTTCCCTGACAAATCATCTATGTATGCCACTCCTGAGTATTGGGAACCAATTAAGACCCCGACAAGAAATCTTTATGAGGTTAATCTTAAGGTAGATAAAAACCTGTTGCTTGATTGGGATAAGCCTCTTAACGAACAAACACCTGAGGTTATCGCAGCACTGAAAAAGGCTGGCATAGACGTATCAGATGCTACCAGTGGTGAAGATGCATATCATCAGTTGGTAAATATTCACGGAAAGTTAATGTCCCCGAATGATAGGGGAATGCGTTATAGCACTGGACCGAAAGAAGCTTCGAGAGTTTTGAAAGAGGCTGGTATTCAGGGGATCAAGTATTTTGACCAAGGGTCTCGCCCAGACTTTAGCCCAAAGTCCACAAGAGACGCACTGGCAGATCGAAAGAAGAACCCGGACCTTTATTCAGATAACGATACAGCAATTCCAATGCTTGAGGCTGATCTTGCAAAGTTAGAAAAAGCGACCAGTAACTTTGTTATCTTTGACGAGAGCAAAATTGAGATTCTTTCCAAGAACGGCGAGCCCGCCAACATCTCGAAAGAAGAACGGGAGCAGATTCTTAAGCCGGGGCCGAAAGAGACCGATTTCGACGAAGATGTTATGTCAGCGGAGGACCTGCAAAAGGACGCCGAGCTAGATATGGCGGGCATGGATGCGCTTACGCCCGAGACACCAGCCGAGGCCGCTGTCAAGGCAGTGAAGAAATCCCTCTATCTCGAACCGATGATAAAGGACGGAAAGACCGTCAACATAACTCAAGGCGAGTTCTCGAAATACTCGAAGAAGATTGAGACCGCAGACGCGAAGGCCGCTGAGAAGGTCGCTGCTGCGGCGGAACGAGAAGCAAAAAGGCGGCTGACGCCGGAGTGGAAAAAGAATGAGGCAGAGATTCGCGCGGAAGTCGAGTCTGATCTCCGGAGCCGTCCGGATATTGCTGCTGATACTTATTTTAGAACTGGTAAACTCCCAACAGGAGAACAGCGCCCGCGCCCGTACCTTAATCGGGACGCTGTCGAGACTCTTATTGGCCCGCGTCTACGCTCTATTACGAGTTCTACTGGAGTTCTTCCAGACGAAATTGCGCCATTCCTCAACTTTGAGAACGGTGCGGAACTTGTTAAGTCTTTAGACTTGCTCCACTTCGCGCGCGAGGCGAATAAGGAATCCGCGGACGCTTACATCAAGCGAGTGGTAGATCAGGAAACCGAACTTCGGATGAACGATAAGTACGGCGATCTAGAGCAGGCTATCGCAAACGCCGCGAGCGAGGCCGCACAGGACGCTGCGAGACTCGATATTCTTATCGATGAGCTAAAGTATATCTCAGATGCGGCTGGTGTTGCCCCTGTCTCGAAAGAGGCATTGGTGAACTTTGCTAGAGAGATGTTCAGTCAGCAGAAGGTAAAGAACATCTCGTATGAAGTCGCGAGACGGAATACGGAAAAGTCTGGGCGGGCAACTGAAAAGGCACTGCTGTCCGGGAAGTTCGACGAGGCACTGAAAGAGGTTGAGAGGAGGGTGCTTTCCTTCCTTGAGGCGAAGCTGTCAAAGGCTTTCGAGCGAGAGAATAAGTCAGACCGAAGAAGGTTCGACCGACTGGGTGGGGATGAAACAATTAAGAGTATTGACCAGCAGTACCTGAACCAGATTCATGTGCTTCTAGCCCGTGTCGGCCTCGATGTTTCTCGGTCGGAGCAGAGCCTTGGTCATGCCGCACGGGTTCCACTGGAAACCTTCATCGCTGCGAAAGAGGCAGACGGTCATCTTATGATCCGGCCTGATCTTCCAGCGAAGAACTCTTATGAGGAGTTCACTGTTGACGAGGCCCGCGCCTTCGCGAATGTGATTAAGAACCTTGAGCACATTGGGAAGGAACAGAAAAGTATTCAGGTTGGGAAGGACAAAGAGGCCTACGAAACGGCAGTAGCTAGGGCAATCTCCAATCTCGATGCGATGGCCGGGAAGTTCGACCCGAAGGGAAAGAGCAAAATACGCTCGATAAACAGTTATCTTGTAAAGATGGAACAGCTGTTTGATTGGGCCGACGCTCGTGACCATAATGGTCCCTTTAACCAGATTGTTTTCAGGCCGCTTAGCGAAGCGAAGCACTGGAAGTCGGATAAGATTAGAGAGGTCGGTGCCGCGCTCAATGCTATTCCTTCCTCGTTCGAGTGGAGGAAGGGCTTGTATGAGCGGGTTGAGAATAAGACCCTGATCGATCCAAGAAACGACCAGCCGATGGTCCTTAATCGCGAGGCCATGCTTGCGATTGCGCTGAACTCTGGGAGCAAGAGCAACTTCGGTGTGCTGACTAAGGGGTATAAATGGGACCCTGAGGACGTTCATCGATTTCTCACTGAGAATATGACGAAGGAAGATATTGCCTATGTCAATGGTGTCTGGAAGATGTTTGCAGATCACCTTCGGGATGATATCTCGCGAGTGACTGAGCAACTCTCCGGAGTCCCAGTCGATCTCGTTGACGCTGTGCCGTTCAATACCAAGGGTGGAGAAGCCACGGGCGGATACTATCCGTTAATCGCGGATAGACTGCACTCGCTTGAGCATCGAGCCTCTAAGATAGAGTTGGAGGCGTTTGAATACTCCCCACTTCCATCTCCTCGCGCGACAAAGGAACGGACTGGTGCGGCGTATCCTCTTCAGTTAGATATCTCCGGGCTTCCGGGAAGGTTGAATGAGACCATTCATAACCTTGCTTACCGTGCGCCACTGATTAACGCGAAGAAGTTTCTGGATGATCCACTAGTCCGTGAGGTTTTCACCAACGCCTTCGGACAGGAATACACTGAACTGCTTACACCATTTATGCAGCGAGTTGCCAAAGGTGGCTATGGTGATGATATCGGTGCGCTTGCACAGTTAAGCCAGTTCGTTCGTATGAACGCACAAGGTATGATGATCGGCTTTAACCCTGGGACTATCGTGATCCACGGTGGCGCTGCGGCGGCGAACTCCATCGCAGAGGTTGGGTTCATGCCACTGATTAGGGCAGCGCATCCGGCCTTGAGAGAAGCTATCGGTGCCAAGATCAATGACTTTTTCTCAAGTGAGGAAAGGGCAATGACGATGACTGAGGAGGCTTATGCTCAGTCAGGTGAATTAAGGAACAGGCGGCACTATATCGATGACAACCTGAACGCAATGGCGGAGCAGGTGTTGAGACAGAGCAGCGTGCTTGAGGCCGGGGCGCACCTGTTGAAGGGAAACCTTAGCTTGACAGAAGCCAAAGATGTTCTCATGAACGCGAGACAGCGGCTCTTGATCTTCTCCATGAGCGGGGTTGCCCATTTCGATCAAATGTCTGCAGTACCGACTTGGCTGGCGATCAGGGATCGAGCGTTACTGGATGGAAAGGAATTGCCCGAGGCTATTTACATGGCGGATAAGGCTGTGCGTAACGCCCACGGAGCCAACGGACTGATCGACACTGCACGGATTCAGAATGTGGGCGAGATTATGAAGTGGTTTACCATGTTCTATGGGTACTTCAGCCATAACTATAATCGTAACTTCGATACGGTGAAGGTGATTCAGGGCAAAACCCCACCACCTGCTGACGGCGGGAAGTTTATGACTTCGTTCTCTCGAGCATTTTGGTACTTGGTCATTCCTGCGCTGATCCATGAAGCGATTAGAGGACATGGTGATGGGAAGGAGAACCCATTGCAGTGGATCGCTGGAACACTTTCAACCCAACTCCTTGGAATGTTCCCGTTCGCCAGAGATGTATCTTTTGCCGTGTCCTCTGGAAGGCAAGCATCTTCCACACCTCTAGGTGATGTTGCACAGGGCTATGCCGCGGTGGCTACTGATGTGCTAAAGGCACTGAATGTCATGGAAGGCAAGCCCTCGAAGCTATGGTTACAGCACGCGCTTGATCTGCCGGGGTACTCTGTTGGAATAGGGACTCGGACAACCTCTCGTGCGAGTCAGTTCTTGTTCGATACTGCTGCGGGTAAGCAGCATCCTCAAGACGGTGTAGAATATCTTCGGGGACTTATCACTGGAAAGGCAAAGGCTCACAAATGACCATCTCCAATACCGATACCGCAGTTAGCTACACCGGCAACAGTGTAACGACTGTATTCGACTTCGACTTCAACATTCCACTGGCCGCGGACGCCACGGTTACGCTGTTCGACAGCACCGACGACTCCACGGTCACGCTCGATCCAGCGGATTATACGATCACTGGACTGGGAGTGGACGCTGGCGGGAGTGTGACGTACCCGCTTGTCGGCTCACCGATACCGGCCACGCAGATCATCACGATCATGCGGGTGCTGGACATTGTGCAGGAGACGGACCTTGCCAATCAGGCGGGGTTCTACCCTGAGGCCATCACGGATGCGCTGGATTATCTCACGATGGTTTGCCAGCAGCAACAGACGGATATAGATAACTGTCTGGCGTTTCCGTTAGGGTCCACAACGTCGGCGGCGGACTTGATCGCGGCGATCCTGAATGGTGAGGCCAACGCCGATGCTGCGGAGGCTGC